TATTCGTTTAACCATCTACTGAGTTCCAGACCACCTCTCGGTATTCCTATAGCGGCACAAAAAGGTCTTTTCTCATATTCCATAATCATTCTCGCAAGACATTTCCATTCAGGTGAAGTTATAGCATCACATTCTATTTTCCAGTGTAACACATCACCTGAGTGACTTACAAAATCTTCTTCTACAAACAAATAGTTTTTTCTTACATGAAAATCGTTCATGGTAATCCTTGTTCACTTGATTTATCTCTCTCATCTTGAAATTTCTGTAAAATTTCAAATAATTTTTGAAATTGTTCAGGAGTTAATCTTCTTAATAAAGCAATAGAAGCCCCGTCAAATCCCATTTTGTATAATTCATTGTGCCCTATCCCATTACATTGCATCTGGTCCAAACATGAATACTTCGCCACTATTATTTTCTTTATGCTCAAATGTACTTGTAGGATGAGGCAAAACTATACCTTCTTGATCAGGATTAATCCATTTATTATGACATTTTGAACAAAGCATCCAAATATTATCCACGTTAATAGTTCCTATATTTTTACAATTAATTTCAGAGCATTCCATAACTATCTTATAATGGTTGAAAAATGTCTAACCAATATAAACGAACTTATACCTATCCATAAAGTATTGAACGCTAAAAGTGTAGGTAATAATTTTTGTTCACTAACCCAAATTAAAAGTCCAGATGTAAATAATGTAATTATATGTGCCCACCATACTTCATAACTAAAAAATATCGCAGGCAATATAACTAGTAATTTACCACTCCAGGCCATAGCCTCTACGATATTGTATCTCTTTTTCCAATATTGTTTATCTATCCACATTGCGTACACCTCTCGTACACGTTGAAAACCTGTTGCAGAGTATATTATGTAAATAAATGTAAACCATACTAAAAAAGTTAAAAGAATTATTATCATAACATTCCATAACTATCCCATGTTGCAATTATATAATATACACCATAGATACACAATGAATGAAATAGAAACATTGAGAGTGTCATGAGAATAATACCGATATGGATTCGTCATGATGCACTCTGCGTATTGCTTCTGCAAATAGTTTGCTTACAGATAGCACTTTGACCTTTTGATTATCATATTGTGGAATTGAATCAGTGATGGTCAGCCCACTCATGTTGGATTTGTTGATAGTCTTCATCCCTCCGTTGCTTAATACGCCATGCGTTATATACGCTTGCACTTCTTCTGCTCCATTGGCCAAAAGAGCATCTGCCGCCTTGACAAATGTTCCTCCTGTATCCACTATATCGTCTACTATTATACATTGCTTTCCTTTGACTTTACCGATTACGTTCATTGCTTCGCTTTCATTCGCTTTGTCTCTGCGTTTATCTACGATAGCAATGTCCAGATTAAGTTCTTTTGCGATAGTCCTTGCTCGTCTGACACCACCTGCATCAGGTGATACAATAAGTGCATTTCCATTACTCACCATTGGTTTTTTCTTTAGGTCTTTGACGAATAATGATTTAGACCTCAAGTCATCTACAGGAATGTTAAAGAATCCTTGTATTTGACCAGCATGTAAATCCATAGTCAATACTCTGTCAGCACCAGATGCTTGTATCATATCTGCTACTAATTTTGCGGAAATTGGTGTTCTAGCGGAGGGTTTTCTATCTTGTCTAGCGTAACCATAATAAGGCATAACAGCCGTAATGCGACCGGCACTCGCACGTTTACATGCATCAATGACAATCAATAATTCCATGAGATTGTCGTTTGCAGGGTTGCAAGTGCTTTGTATAATAAAGACATCTTCACCACGAATGTTCTGATGTATTTCACAAAAGATTTCACCATCAGCAAATCGTGTCAATTTCATTTCACCTAATGCAATGCCTGCATGATTTGATATGTGACTTGCAAGCAGTTTATTAGAATTACCAGATAATAAAATCATTTTTTTATCCACCTTCCAGTCTCATCTTGTTTAAGAGACCTCCAATGTTTACCTGGATAAAATGCATCTAAATGACAATCATCGTGAGTTAGACATTTTATAAATGGCACACCTTTCATCATATGTGTATTTGCTACTACCTCATCAACTAATTCACGGTAAACTCCCCAACCCTCAGAAATTGGGTTGGGCTGTTTTATTTTACTCAATTTGATACCAAATTAAGAGATTGTTCACTTTCAGGAACAAATGTTCCTCTACCTAATTTAATTTCGTCATGAGTAACAAATTCACCATGACCTATCGTATAAGCAGAATGACCAAATTCAGCAATGTCAATACCCTGAGTTTCTTCTTCCAAAGAAATCCGGAGTCCCATTGCTAGTTTAATAACATACCAAACTGCAAAACTAGAGCCAAAAACAAATGCTCCAATAATTAAAATGCCCTGTATTTGCGACATCAAACTTACTTCATGATTAAACACTCCTACTGCTAATGTTCCCCATATACCAGCAACTAAATGAACAGACAATGCTCCTACCGGATCATCAATTTTTAGTTTATCCCACATAGGGATTGCTAGTACACATAATCCTGCTCCAATTATTCCTATAACAGTTGCTAACCACATAGTAGGATAATCAGGACCTGCAGTAATAGAAACTAGTCCTGCTAATGCACCATTCAATACCATCGTCAAATCAACTCTTTTATATAACAGTTGAGTCAAAATCATAGCAGTAATAGCGCCAGCACAGGCGGCAATATTTGTATTTACAAACACACTTGCAATAGCATTTACATCTGCTTTAGTAGCCATTGCCAATTGACTACCACCATTAAAACCAAACCACCCCAACCAAAGAATCATTGTTCCTAAAGTTGCTAATGGAAGATTTGAAGGGGGAATCAAGTTAATTTTTCCGTCATCAGTATACTTACCTGATCTGGCACCTAATAATAGAACACCAGCAAGTGCGGCCCAACCTCCAACTGAATGAACAATTGTAGATCCTGCAAAGTCAGAGAACCCCATCTCAGATAGAAATCCCCCACCCCATGTCCAGGCTCCTTGCATAGGATATATGATTGCGGAAAGTACAAGAACAAAAACCATAAATGACCAAAACCTCATTCGTTCTGCTATTGCTCCTGAAATAATAGATGCGGTTGTTGCGACAAAGACTACTTGAAAAAAGAAGTCAGAGGTCCCTGCATGGTCTCCATCCGACATGGCTCCATACATGAGATAATAACCACATGCGAGGAATGCTAGACAACTAAGAGCATATAAACAAACATTCTTAGTTAGGATTGCGGTCGTATTTTTCGTCCTCACCAATCCTGATTCTAACATTGCAAATCCAGCGGCCATCCAAAAAACAAGCACACCAGAAAATAATAACAAAAAAGTATTCAGAATATACTGAATATCGTCCATCTTTCTCCTTCCGAGAAACAAAGCGGTAAGTCTTCCACCTTACCGCTAATAATTAATAATTAGGCACTAGGTTTAGAATAAATGCCCCACAATACCCAAATTGCAACTAATCCGACGAGTCCTTCGCTTCCAAGTTGCTTTACTAATCCTACTACAGAACCGATCACATCTAAACCGATAAACGGTACGGCGGCTCCAAAGAGGATCTGAAGCACTACTCCAAGTGCTATAAGTGATAAACCTATTTCTGTGATGGATCTAATCCATCCGAGAATTTTATCTATCATTTTTCTCCTTTTTTATTAGACTGGAGCATTCCACCATTGCTCCCACGGAAAATGTATCCATGTTTTAGTGGAATCCTTCGCAATCTCGTTGACATAATATGTTGGTTCAAAGTTACATTCATTGTTCCACCATAAGGTTGCATATTTAACATCAACTATATTCTGTTCTGGTCCTTTTCGTGGACCTTTGATATGTTGAGCCATTTTTTCAAATGTTTCTCCCGAATCACATATATCATCAACGATTAAAACCCTTTCATCGGTGGGTTTCGGCAAATAATCTTCCCATTCAGGAAAATCTCTCAATGACGATTTAACAGGCTTAAACGGTTTCTTGAACCAATGAGATAACATAACACCAGGAGTGAGACCACCTCTGGATAATCCAACAATCACATTTGGGTCGAATTTGTCAAGAACAATATCTCTTGCAAGCACATTTACATCTCTTCTCATTTCTTCCCAACTATACCATAATTTATTCATGATAATCCTTAATCGACTTGTATATCTCTCGTTATATCTTTTATTTTTTCGATTTGTTTTGTAATGATTTCGTCACGTTTTGGCCAGTAAATATAATCTTTATCTGGATTTTTCATCAAATTATACAATAGAGGTAAAATAAGTTTCTCAACTTTAAGCATGTCTTCCACATACTTTTCTTCAAGATACTCTTTTTTGTAATTGATTTCGTTGATAGCGGAATCTATCTTTTTTTCTAGATTTGTGAGGGATTCTGATTTTGCTTCGACTTCTACAATTTTCTTTTCGACCTCAGTCGTTTTCGCTTTGTATTCTTCATCATCTACCGCAGAAAAACCAAAATCAAAATCTGCGTATTCTTCAGGTATTGTTGCCATAGGCGTGTCCGTACTTTGCTATGTAATAACTATCAACTATATCTGTGATAGGATTATTTAGTTTAATGTTAAACTCGTCTAATAGGTTTCTATTAGTCTCATCGGTGAATGCATCATACATTTTTTCTTTGTTAGCATTACCTTTAGTTGTAGCGTATTTTTTAATAACGGTAGGAGCAACCATCTCGTATTTGATTCCCCATTTTGTGAGTGTGTCTTTGAGTATTGCCATATTCTCTGCTATGTGAAATACTCTACCAGTGGCGGCATATGCGTAGTCTTCTATATATGCTTTCGGTCTTTCTGGGCTTGTTGCAGTAATACAACAATTAATCACCCAGTTTGCAAGCCCATGATACCTCTGCAAATCAGTTTCCCAAGCAGGATATATGTCTGTTTTTATGCTCCGAATCTCGGCCCATTTTGATCGTTGTCGTTCATTATTCGCCAAACAAAAATGAGTACAAGTGCCAGAATTATAATTCCACTTATCGTTTCCATTGTACAGTGTTATTGCAGGACTGGTTAATGAATAATCAATCCCAATTATCTTCATCTTCTTCTGGTGTTTCTACATAGGCACCGCAAAAAGGACAGTGGGATGGTGCCCTATGACTAGTCCATGTAACTATATATGATTCGCTACACTCAACGCAATCAAAATCCTTTTCAATCTCGTTCATTTGCAGGCCTCTCCGAATCCTTATATTTTTTTAATAAATGATAACAATGTTTAAGTCCGTCAGAATAACATTTAAGTCGTTCTGGCATGACCAAATGATTAAGGTCTGGTTTAGGGTTTCTTCTTATTTTTTCTCGTAAGTTAGAAACCCTAGTCATTTCATTTTCAATCTCGTCCATGATCTCCGCTAGGAGATTATCCGCATAGTGTTCTGGGACCATTGACATATCCATCGTATTCAGCCTTATAATAATATAGTTTTTCTCGCAATTCTTTTATCTTTACTGCATTATATAGGTGTGATGGAACGATCAATTGTTCGCTTAATAAGTCCTCATAGTGTCGTATAGTCTGATATAATTCATCTTTCTCGGACAACGCATCTGATAATACTTGCATTAGATGTCCACCACTTCACAACCACCATCGGAGGCACAAGCCAATTCTTGTGCTCCAGCAGTAAAGTCTTGCTCTTCGTATTTAGCCAACTGTAACCAATCAACATTTTTTGGCATTGTTTTCAATGCTTCTTCATATTCTTCTTTTGTACAATCTTGATATGGTGCTTGACGATAAGTATGTTCATTAAAAGGAAGAAATGAGATACCACTGATATTGTCAAAGTTGTCCCAAACCCAGTTACCTACTTCCATCCATTCATGTTCTTTGACTGAAATTGTCACTGATGGTTTATGCTCACACCAATGAGTTTGATATTTCTGCCAGAGTTCAAGTTGCTCTTTTGCGGTCATATCTTGTCTAAATACTGCATTTTTTGGACTCTGCATTGGAAATGAAAATACAGTTGTATGTTGTGGTTTCATTACATCTGCTTCGTTTGGAAACCCTGCATCTTTCATGAACGCACACAAAGGATCTTTGTTGTCTGCACGTACAGTTCTAATGTAATATGGATTATGTCTGGCATGGATACCTGATGCAGAATCGACTAACTGACTAACCGTTCCGCTTGGCTTAACGCATGTAATAGCGGCAGATTGAGGAATGTCAAGTTTCTCTGCAAATTCTTTGTTTGTTGCAACCGCTTCTTGTTTAAGATTCTCTAATAAATCTTCTAGCCCTTTTTTCTTACCATTTGTAAGAGCATTGTCCATTATTCCTGTGAGAGAGACTCCAAGAAGTCGTTCTTCATCGCAGTTTCGTTTCCACTCTCTGGAGAGGTATTTGAAATTTGTGAGGGTTGATTGAAATGTGCCAAGGATAGTCGCCATGCGAACTTTCTTCCGTAAAGATTCGGCAGTGTCCCGTCCACGGACAACGACTTCTGAAAGGTTGCAAAACTCTCTGCTTCTAAGTATGATCTCACTGCAGGGGTTAGTTCCAAAGTCTTCTCTTGGTTCTCTTCTGATTTCTTCTTCATTGTTTAAACTTTCTACTTGTTTTTTGGCCGACATACTGTTATAGATTCCACGCTCTCCCGATTTAGAATCGTAGAGGGATAGCCACTCTCGCATGAAAGTCCCAATGTCTGGCTTTTCTTTATAGTTAACCGAATTATTGGCGAGGGCTCGTTGTTTATTATTCTCCCACCACTGTCCTGACTTAGCATGTCGCATTGTTTCGTCTTGTAAGTTTGACAGGCTGATAAGAGCAGAACGGCGGACCCCACCAACAACAACAATTTCTGCAATTTTACATATAATATCATGTGCTTCTACCGGTTTAAGTTTACGCCCTGCACTATTCTGAAATGTATTTATTGTAAACTTAAACAGTTCATCTAATGGCTCAGGACCTGATGCTCTACCTCCAAATGTTTTGAGTGGTGCTCCTGCAGGTCTCACATTTGAAAGATCCCACTTTGGTATTTGACCTTGCCAAATAAGTGAGAGTAATTCTTTATATGCTTTAGCCCATCCTAATTTACTATCTGCTACAACTATTGTTGTGTCAGTCTCATGAAACTCTTCGGCAACTATTGGTAATTGAGCCACATACTCTTCTTCTACTGAAAATCCCACACCAGTACCATTCATGAGAATATACAACACTTCATCAAAGGATCTTGGAACATCTACCTTAACATATGAACAATTATATCCTGCAATGTTTTCTTTCTTAAGGGCTTCACCTGCGGTCATCAAGCATCTCATGCTAGGCATAACATCTAGATTAGTGATAGCCTCTCTCAGATCTGCCTCTAACCCATTATCTAATTTAAAACTATGTTTTGTATCTAAATGTTCTTTAAAAAAAGTAACCAATCTGTCAACTGTTTCTTCCCATGATTCTCTACGTTTTAATGTATAATTCCATCTTGCATATCTTGATAAGTGAATAAATGATTGGTACTCGGTAGGTAGAGGCATTTTTGCTCCTTATTTTAATTTTTCTAAAAATTCTTTTGATTCTCGTTCTGATAGACCATATTTTGCCATTACCCAACTTCCATTTAGATTCTCTTTGATAATCCTCATCTCTTTGGCGGAAAATGTCTTTGAGTTTAAAATATAGTCTTCAAAGGCTTCACAACAAATAGGAAAATGTGGTTTTACCAATTCATACATTGCACTTGCGTAATCTTGTATCTCTTTTTGTGCGTGAGCATCCATACGTAATTTTGCAAAATGAAAAAAGTTATGTAAATCTATTTTCCAAATACACTCGGTGTAATTTGAAACTGGTAAAACTGTTCTTGCAATTTCTCTTGCAATACCCTTAAACCCTTCATAAAATCCATCTAGAAGAGTAGGGTTAGCAATTTGTCTATAACACTCTTTTGCCTGATCGGTAGTTGCAACCATGCGACTTAAAACAAGAATTTTATTTTCTTGATCCAAATCTTGACCACGACCTTGATTGTTTGTTTCTGATTGTTCTTGTACATCGGCTTCAGCAGGCAAATAAAA